ATAAACTTAGCTCCAGGTACATCAAAAGTAAAATGTTCTGATAATTCCTGAAAAACGTGTGGTTCTGCTTTGATCTTCAGGAAGACTTCGTTCTTTTTCGCAATTACAATATCAGTCATAACCTCTAATAAATTTCTGCCATTCAATGGCATTTTTCAACTGGTATGTTCTATTTAAGATAGTTTTGATAATGCTATCCAGATAATTCAACATCATCTGATAGTATTCCATCTTGGTTTGACATTTGATCAGATCTTCATCTGCGTCAAGCCATTTATCAAGATCATTCTTGAGAACTTTATGATCAAATGGTTTCTCAACGTATACATCGGGTTCTGCTTTTCCCGTGTAATATTGCCACTTTTGTTTTTTTAAAATCTTATACTTATTTTCTTGAGCTTTCTTGAGAGTCAGAATATTATTGAAAAGTCTATAATATTTTGCGTGAAGACTTGGAATCTTTGTGGATTCTGTGTGGAGGTTGTCTTCATCTATTTTTGAGTCTTCTTCCCAAAGTTTTTGAATTTCATCCAGGTTCATAATTGAAGATTTTATATAGAACATACTTAAAAGTTACAGATGCAGTTGCATACTGGACATCAGTTTGCGATGCATCAAATTCAATTTCAGATAGAGATGTTGGAAACAATCCCTGAAATTTTATTAATGTTGATGGTTGATAATTACTGTTAAAAATAACTAGCGTTCCATCAGAAGTGTTTGGATCTTGATTTGGATTATTTGGATCACTTTGTTTCCATTCAGTATACTCATAAACACTTTCTGGATATCCAAGCCCTCTCATCCAGTTTTGGATGATGTTGTAGTTCTCCAAATTTTCGTCAACGTTGAAACTGAGTCGAAAATCATCAAAAACTAACTTATCTCCAGGGATTGGAATATCCTTTAGATAAGTTGGTTGAACAGCCGCTCCAAGATTTAATCCTGGAATATTAGAAGATTTTGAAAAGAAATCTACTTTTGGTGCTCTAGCTAAAGAGAACTTAAATCCTAGAGGTGAAAGAAAATTTCTATTCGCAATCTGTTTATCAAATGCATCCATTTCATTCAGAGATGATTAAATTAAACCAAGATTCACTCATTCCGTTAATAATAGAATCTGCAGATTCTTTATCTTCTGCATATCCTTCAGAAATAAGATGATCAACTACCTTTTCGTAGTTTTCATGAATTACTTTTGCTTGCTTTGGTGTGGGTTTCATTTTCGAAAAATTAACCTGATAACTTATTTAGACAATAAAAAAGGGACCCGAAGGTCCCTTGAGAAGAATCGTGAATCCGATGGATCACATGAGGTTTGCAACCTTGACTCTTCTGTAGTAACGGTTGGAGTTTGCGAGGAGTCTTCCGAGACCTGCGGTAGTTCCTTCTGCGAATGGGTTGGCGACAATACCATAACGGGTCTTGAAGCCAATTTTTGGTTGGAAGGTGTCCTGACCGACGGCACGAACCATCTGGAGAGGTACATATGGGCAGTAGAAGAGACCTGCGTCGTATGCGCTGGAACCCTTGTATCCAACAACGTAGTACTGTGAAGAATCTACGTTTGCAGAATATGGGTCGATGTAGACGCGATACTTACCTTGGAGAACACCAGCGAAGGTGTTACCAGTGTCATCAACGTTAAGGTTAGCGTTGAGTGCAGGAGTGTAATCGAGTACACCAGCCATGGTTAGAGCGGAAGCAACGTCTGCGGAGCAAACGATGGTGTTGCCCTTTCCTCTACGAGTTCTTTGTGCAATCGCGTTAGCGTCACGCTCGATTTGGAATAGAAGTCCCTTGAACTTCTCAACCGACCAACGTCCGTTTGAATCAACGTCGAGGTCGAAAGTACCAGCGGTTGCAACGTTTGCAGCAGCACCTTGCTCAGCAGACTTGTAGATAGTTCTGATGACTTCTCTGTTGATTTCCGCAAGGATCTCAGTGGAGAGAATGTTAGCAAGTTCTGCTTCAGCGTTTAGACCGTGGATCGCCTTGAGGTCCTGAGCGAGCTCAAGTGAGTACTCGGCCTTGAGGGCACGTGACTTAGCAGTAACGGTGACCTTCTCGATCGAGAATGCCATCTCGTTGAAATGGTTGTTAGTACCATCTCCGAGAGCCTCAGCCTCAGCGGTGGTCATACCTTGACCAACGTTGTAAGCAGAAGTTGTAGCAGAACCAACAGGGTTAAGAACACCTGGGTTAGTACCTGCCTGAGTGCCAGTACCGAAACCAGCAGCAACGTCAGAGAATCCACCAGTTAGGGATCCACCGTCGTTCTGTGAGGAGAATGCTGAATCTACTTCATCGAAGAAGGTTTCAGTTCCAGACTGGCTGTTGTAGCGGGAACGCATTGCGAAGATGAGTCCAGTAGGACCAGACATTGGCTGAACGCCGCAAATGTCATATGCAATGAGGTTAGGCATTGCACGGCGGATGAGGCTGATTAGAACAGGGTCAAAACCAGCAACGCCAGCACCAGCAGGAGCATGACCAGAGTTAGTAGGTGCAGCTTCTCCGAGGAACTCAGCAGACTCGCGGAGTTCTCTCTCTTGGTTCTCAAGAAGTTGTGCAGTAACTGCACGTCTGTGGGAATCTTTGATTTCTCCTAGACCGTTATCGAAGTCTAGAACTGGAGCCCACTTCTCCATTAATTGTTGTGAATTAGTTCCGTCCATTTTAGTTTGATACCTCGTAAGTGTTGATTAATCTGCGTTTGAGTATTATCTAGAAATCACTTTTTAGCAACGTTGGAAAGCGCACGTAAATAAGCGTCCATTGTAGAAGTAGAACGAGTCTCTTCTTGGAAATTCGCTTCTTCTGTTAGATTTTCCGTTTCGTCAGCAGGAGTGCTAGCGTGCTCAGAGAAGTAAGACTTCTTCAGAGTTACTAGTTTCTCTCTATAGTTCTCTTCACTCTCAAACTCAACACTTTCTGCTAGGCTTGCAAACTTATCCTTTTGGGATACTGCGAGACCTTCAGAAACTTCACCGAAAATTCTGTCAGCAGCACTTTCGGAGAGCCTATCATTGAGTACAATATTGCGCTCGATTTGCTCGTTGAGTTTCGTCTCCATATCATCTAGTTTCTGTACCATGCTCTCTAGTACATCATATTTTTCTTCAGGCATTGATACATAATGTTCTTCAAAGAGTGTCTTCATGCCATCCATGAAGGACTCGGTAATTTCAGTTTTGAGTCCACTCTCAACAGCGAGAGCGTTCTCTTCCAACCACTCGGAAGAAACATACTCAAGGTATGAATCCACACGTTCGGTTAGTTCGATTTTAATTTCCGCAACTTCTTCAGCGAGAGCAGAAGCGTAATGCTCTTCTAAAGAAGTTTGGATTTCTTTGGTTTTAGCGTGGAGTGCAGCCTCGAATACGAGTTTTGCCTTCTCCTTAAACTCTTCGGAGAGTTCTTCACCAGAAAGAAGTGCGTTAACATCTTCTTCTACGTTATATTCAGTTTCTTCCGATTCAGCAACAACTTCCTCTTCAGTAGTTTCTTCTTCAGCAACTACTTCTTGGGTTTCTGATACTTCCTCTTCGGTCTCCGACTCTGCAACGACTTCACCTTCAGTTTCTAGTTCTTCTGGAACTTTAACTGGAGTTGCTGAAGTTTCTGGTGCTGAATGACCGGCAGCGGCCTTGGCATTTACAACATCCTTAACTTGCTTAAGAGTTGCACCAGGGGTCTTGAGTTCGTTGCTGTTATCGTCTGGCTTGCTGTTCTCAGGAGTTGGTCCTCCAAGATCCTCCCAGGAAGCGGTTTGACCAGGTGTAGTTACTGGTGTTGCGCTTTTTCCTGGAGCTTCTGCTGGTTTTGCGTTAGCATTTACAGCAGTTTTGGATTGTGAAGTGCCGCCTCCTGCACCACCGCCCTGACCGGGGGTAGCCACAGATTCCATTTCTTGTAAGTTGTTACCACGGGACATTTGTACTCTCCGATTACCTTTTTATAATCTGTATTTATTTATAAATTATAGATTTGATAAAAACTCGTTGAATAAATTCAACTTATGTTCATCAAGTCTTCTCTGATCTACAAGTGTATTAATTTTCTTGTAAGTTTTTTCAGCGAGTTGTTCACGAAGAATTCCTCCTTCCCAAACCCACTCTTTACCTTCCATAATTCCTGAAACAAAAGCATCAGGAGCAGAAGGGTCAGCGACGATATCAGCAGCAGTTGCTAACATGAAATCTTCACCGACAACTTTGTGTCCTTCATTAGTAGTTGTAAGTGAACCAACTCCACGAGAAGAAACACCAAGCATTACACCTTCGTCTAAAAGTGAAGATGCAATCTTACCCATTGGGGTATTCAGAATTTGTGCTTTACCTTTGAAGTTATTGCCTTCTTGAACAAGTGAAGTAATTTTGTGTGAAACACGGTCGAGGTTGACGGTAGGACCATCGGGGTGACCGAGTTCACCAAGAGCACGTCCTTTTGCAACAAAGTTTTCGTTATAACGATCCACTTCACGAGAAAGAACGTTAATCGGGTACATTCTTCCATTGCGATTCTTAATTTCTCCTTGAAGAAATACACCTTCAATGTACAACTTCTTATTAGCACCTTTACCTTCGGTGATAATTTTTACGTTTGTTACTTCTTCCGTAATAAGTTTCATTTCACTACTTTTAGGGTCTTATATTATATTTATGAAACTATGGACTTGTTATAGGGTTATTATTTGAATCGTGTCTTTGATAAGTACCGACACCAACTGGACTGTTGTTTGCATCGTGTCTCTGATAACTTGCCGGAGTTCTAGTTCCAATACCTGCTGGACTGTTATAAGTGTACGCAATATAATCGGAATTGTAATCTTCGTAAGTTACTGTTGACCAACCTGTCGTTCCACCAAGATACGAAACAGTAGTTACACCTGGTTGCGGAGATACTGGATTATTATTTGCATCGTGGCGGATGTAAGCCATTAGTTAGTTTCCTCTTCCTCTGGTTCTTCTTCGGTTTCTAGTTCTGCGGTTGTCTCAACTTCATCTTCAGTTTCAACTTCAGTCTCAAGTTCTGCAGTTGGTTCAGTTTCATCTGAGTCTACATCTATACCATCTTCGGGATCACCAAAGATTGAAGCCGCAACAACAGGTCTAACTGTATCAATATTTTCTGCAGATTTTTGCATCAAAATGTCTTTAATTCGGTCACTAATTTCAGAAGGAGATTCATTAGAAACCATCAGATCAATAAGGTCATCCATGTTTTAATTTCAGTGTTTACTAAGGGTATTTATTAGATTCTGCCACCTTTTGGCATTTTTGGTTTTGGTACCTCTTCAGTTGGGGGTTCTTCTACAGCAGAAGCATCAATTTCTGGATCCATTGCTGGTTCACCTAAAGCTGGTTGTTCTGCTGGTGGTTCTTCCTGTGGAACTTCTTCTGGTGGAGGTGGAATGATTCCAGTTTCTTTTTCAAAAACAATTCTTTCATCAATTTCTAGAATTTCTGAATCAGTTTGTTTGAGAATATTTCTTCTGATATAATCTACAGAATAGTAAGTTCCAACATATGGTTCTGCAGCAGCAAGAACTCCAAGTCTATTCTGAATAAGTTCCGCTTCTTTTAGTTCTGCAAAGTGATTATCGTAGACGTAATCAAACTGAATATGATCGGAAAGAATTTTCCAATCCTCAGGAGTTACAATGTTCTTTAGAATAAGTTGAGTCTTCAACATATCCATGAACAGTTGGGAGAATCTCTTTCTCATTCTTCCAACAAACTTGGTAAACTTAATTTCGTCTCTTAGAATTTCAGAAGAACGACCAAGATTAAAACCACCCTCTCCACCTAAACGTGATTCGGGAACTCCAAGTGCCCTGAAAAGTTTCTTTTGAAAATACTGAACATCAGTAAGTTCGCCAAGATTTTGACCACCTGGTAGGGTAGTAATTTCTGTTCCACGACCACCTTCACGTCTAGGAAGCCAGAAATCTTCAAGCATACTCATATGCTTTTTATCATCACGCATTTCACCAGTCGCAGAATCGTAAACTAACTTGTTACGATAACGAGTCATGACATCACGGAGGTATTGTTCCGCTTTGATCTTTGGAAGATTACCAACATCAATATAGAAAATTCTTCTTTCTGGAGCTCTTGAAAGTCTGTAGATAACAAGAGAATCCTCAATCATTCTTAATTGATTGAGTGCTTTGATTGCTTTATGGAGATATGAAAGAACACACTGTTTATTTCTATCAACCAATCCGGAATGAACATAGGTGATTGCATCTTTTGCAATTCTTGAAGCACCACCAAGTCCTGTCTTAAAATTAGAGGTGTTAATTGCACTACCTTTAGTGTTTGGATTATACTCATAAAACTCTTCTACCTCTGGAGTAGAAAGAGCTGATATTCCATTTCCTTGTCCACCAATTGCAAATGTTGGATTTAGAACTTGTTTAGAATCTTTTTTAATTTTTCTTACAAGTTTGATTTTAATCGGGTCAATATATCTGACCTCTTTAATTCCTTCCTGTGGTTTTTCTAAATCAATAACTTTATGATAGTAGATTCTTCCATCTACATACCAGTTTCGCATGATTTCATGACATCTTTTGTCGAAATCTAAAATTTCTTTTATATATTTAAACTCATCTCGTATTAGTTCCTTAAGTCTGTCTGAAGCAGGAACATTTTGTAAGTCAATTTGTACTGGTGAATCATTTTGATCAGAAACAATTGCTTCATTAATAATATCTTCAATGGCACCATCCACTTCTGGATGTAATGCCATCTCTCTATATCTTTTAATTAAATCATACTCTGATTTATAAACACCTTCAATGTCAACATACTGTCCGTAAAATCCGCTAGACACGTAAAAATCCGAAGAATCTTCTTGATTCTCCGGAACTGGAGAGACGATAGACTTTTTGGGTCTATCGTCTCCCGAATCTTGGATTTTAAAACCAAATAATTTAGGCATT